TGGGAAAAATATAAAAAATAATTATTTTATTTTATTTTCTCTCATAAAATAAAATGAAACTTACAGAAAAACAAATAAAAATGTTAGAAAAACATTCCGCACACCATTCTAAAAAACACATGGATATGATGAAAAAGATGATGAGAGAAGGTAAGAGTTTTACAGCAGCACACCAAATGGCAAAAAAAAAAGTAGGAAAATAATTTTTTTTTTTTTATTTTATTATTTATAAAAAATTGATTTAAAAAAAAACTATAAATAATAAAAAACTATAAAAAACTAAAAAATGCCAGATTATTCAAAAGGAAAAATATACAAACTTTGGTGTCCTGATAATGATTTAATTTATATTGGCTCTACAACTCAATCATTACATCAGCGATTAGGAGGACATAAAAAAAATATAAAACAAACCAATGCTTGTAAAAGTAAATTATTATTTGAAGCAAGTAATGAGGTTAAGGTAGAATTAATAGAAGAATACCCTTGTAATAATAAAATGGAATTGAATAAGAGAGAAGGTGAGATTATTAGACTGAATAAATGTGTTAATAAACGTGTTGAAGGAAGAACTAAAAAAGAATATCAACAAGATAATAAAAAAGAAATTAAAGAGTATTTAAAAAAAAATAAAGAAAAAATTAAGGAAGATAAAAAAGAATGGTATCAAATAAATAAAGAAGAAATTAAGGAAAATAAAAAACAATATTATCAAAAAAATCAAGAAAAATTAAAATTAAAATATAAAATTTATCATGAAAAAAATAAAGAAGATATAAAATTAAGAGAGAAAAAATATCGTGACGCAAACAGAGATTGGATTAATCAAAAAGCGAGAGAAAAATATAAATTAAATAAATTAATTACTTTAGAAAATTAATAGCAAGTTGAACCTGTTTCTTTATACGGTCTGTCATGGTGAATTGTTTATTTTCAAACTTAAATTTATCCCCATCGGCATGTTTTAGCAACGGTGAGAGATTAGATTTACTAAACTTAAAATCTTTATCTACTTTTAAAGATCTTCTTAATCCTCCTTCTTTAATCTTACCTTTTACGGCATCAAATAGTCCCTCACTTTCTTCCTCTTTATTACGACGCTGTGGTTGTGCTTTTTTAGCAGTTTTAGGCTTTTTCTCAAATACCTGTGTTGGCTTTTTTTTAGTCTGATACATTTATAATATTATAATAAAAATATTTTATTTTATTATTATAAATATGTTTCTTTGTGCCTCATCTGCCGATAATCGTGATAAAAACACAATAGATGATTTTGCCTCTGTGTTTTCAACAGATTTAACACAGCCAATCAAACTAAAAGACTTTACAATTGAATTAGTTAATTGTGTTATTACAACCGAAAAAAACATTAAAATATCTGAATCAACTTCTAAACTTGTTTTAACAGTAGGACCAACAACAGCAGCCGAACAGTATATTGCTAAACTACCTGTTGGGGTTTATACAACAGCAGAGTTTAGTCCTGTTATAGTTGAGGCTATAAACTCTGCCTTACCATGTCAAGGGAATGTTACTAATAGTGCTGGTGGAAGCGGTTTTAGTTGTGCTTTTAACAATACCAGTAAAAAATTTGAGTTAGAATATACAAGATTAGCCCAAAACAATAATGATATTGATAAATTTATAAAACCTCTAAATGTTGATACTTTTGGTTACGATGTAAAACTTTTTAATAATACTGTTGATGATACAAAAGCCGAAATAGATTTTCTATTTGGCGGTGATGCTGAACTCAATAATGAACCTTATGAAACATCAGAATCTCGTGGTCTTGGAACTGTTGATACAGAGGGTAGTGTAGTGGGATTAGATGTAGGTGGGAGTTGTGATATGAATGCTGCTAATCCAGAAGAGGATATAGATGGACTTACTTATGTTGGATTACAAGAAACGGGAATTGCAGAGAATGGTGGTGTATGGTCTGCTATGTTAAAACCAGTTCCATGTAGTATAGATACAAATTACAATAAACCAATAGGCGGTGCTGATGTTAATCTTGCTCCTTACTTTGTAGTTGATGATAATACAGAAGGCACACCTTATGATAGTAGTAGTTTTGAAGAATCGTTATTATATTGGAAAAGTGGTACTACTGTTAGAACAGATAGAGATAATAAACGATATGTGAGTGGAGTTTTATGTAATCAACCCCCCGCTTTATCTAATGATACACGAGGATTACCATATACTTTAGGACCAGCAGAGTTAGTCTTTCCACCTCTTGATAATATGACATTTAATGCGGGTGGTGGAGAACCAACACAAGATTGTTATAGACACGAATTTATTAGAAGCACATGGAATAACAGTTTTAGAATGACCGAAAATGTAGGAAGAACTGATGTTAAATTTAGCAGTTATAATCACTTTGATAATAGAGGTTTTAATCTTGAATTAGATACTGGGCTTACAACTAACATTAATTCATCGGCATTCTCTTCTTTAAGCACTACTGATGGTGTTATAGATGGAGTTCCGAAAGAACCATTAAGTTTTAGATTAGCAGTTAAACCTTTAATAACGGGTTTATTACAATCTCAAGCAGATGGAACAACAGCCCAATCATATATTAAACCAAGTACTATTTTAACACCACAATCAGATGCTGGTGGAGTTGTAATTGAATATATATTAGGAAGTGTAGGACAAATGAATAGTCTTGAATTTGCTGGTTCTAATAATGTTTTGGCTACAACAAGCGGTGGAACTAACCGACGATTACCATATTATAAAATTACTAAAATAGATGCCGCAACTAAAAGACCAGCGGTAGTTGTCTTGACCGATGGAGGAGAGAACATAAATGTTGGAACTGCATTATTTTTAAATGATCCTGCTACTTTTAATATTACTGCTAATCCCAGTAATGTAGATGATGATACAATCCTAACTACTATGCTTTCTTTTGCTACGCCACAAGCAATAGATGTAGGAATATGTCCGCTACGATATACCACACGAAGACAATATTTACCAACTAATTTATCATTAACAAATGATATGATTTTTAGTAATATAATTGAGAGAAAAACAGATAAATACGAACAGAGTGGTGGTGATCCTTTAAGTGCTGATTTTAGTAAAGACTTTGAATTAATTGTTTTACCATTAGATTCTACACCTGGTGCTGGTGGTGGAACTATAAGGTTTCAAGTAAATGCTTTCCAACCTAATTCAACCACTTTCCCAACAGAAGCAAGTATAAGTCGTGCCTTCTTCACAAATCCAGAAACAACAAAAGATATGAAACAATTACTATTTGATGCTTCTCCTGCTGACTGGAATACATCTGTTGTATATGCCCCAGTTAGAGCAGCACCAGACCTTTTAACTAATTGGGCTGGTTTTAATCAAAATACTGCCGTCAGTAGAATTAAAATACAAATTAAATTAAATAACTTTTTTGAATATGAGGCAGTTGTGAGTTATTCAACAGATAGTGGTGCGTCTTTTACAGATGAATGTAGTCTTATAAAGACTTTTGAAACTGCTACTGTTACTAACGCTGGTGTCTCTACTGTTTTTGCTAAATCTGAATGCACCTTAAAATCACGATTATTACCTTTACACCCTGGTTTAGCAAGTATGCCTGGTGTTGCTGGTATTAATCCTAATGGATTAAATACTATTGAATTTAGAGAATGTAGATTAGCAGATTATAGTAAGGCTAAAAATAAAAAACCTGGTATGAGTTATTATGGGTCTAATATTTTTAATATTCCTGAATTTTCTACAATACCTTCTATATTTGACTTTCCAACAAATCAAACAATAATAGATGGTCCTGTTTTACAAAACCCTCCTATAATGCTGAAATTTGGATCAAATATATTAGTTGATAATACAGCACCTTCAACCCCTGCCGTTGAAGCGGGGGCTTTACCACAATCTTTAATAGCACCAGCAAATTTTCAATCGTCTTCTCAACCTACGGGATTTGATGATTGTTATATTTGTGATTCAACCGCATATAGTGTTAGTAATGTAGTTCAATTTATAGGGTCGGCAGTACCTACAACTCTTCCCTTTATAAATACATTTGTAGTAGAATTAAATAATATTCCAGCGGAAGGTTTTATTACTCAAGCATATACAATAGATGGAACTAAAAAAGGAAATGGTGCTGCTTTACCAATCGTGGGCGTTGTTCCTTATTTAGAAGAGAGAAATACTGATGCTACTGAACTAAAAGCAACATTAAGATATAGTAGTCCTTATAGCCAACCTGTTTTAATTAAATTACCAGTAGAGAGATATTTATATAACTTTGATTTTAGATTAAGAAATATAGAAACAAATGAATATTTAAAAAATTTAGAAAATCCTACGGAATTAATATTTAGATTAAATCCTATGTAATTATAAATGAGTGATTTTATACAAAAAAATTCTGCTTTCTTATTAAGTATAGTAGGTATTTTAGGAGTTTGCGGATCTGCTATTTTAAGATTTATTTTAAAATCAAGATGTGAAGAAATAAAATGTTGCTTTTGTTATATAAAGAGAGATGTAATTCCAGCATCGCAAATTGAATTTAGTTCTCCTGCCTCCGCCCAAAATCAAGTATAATTATTTTATTTTTAATTAAAAAATAAAATAAAATTAATAATATCTATCAAATATATAAATGGCTGATTTGAATGATACTCCAATCTCTCCACCAGTGATCGCTGAAACTATCGTAATAAAACCTACTAACCAAAATAATATTACCAAAAGTAATGGTAATAAAAACATTAACTTTTTTCTACCTGATTATATTCAGTATTTTTTACCCAATCAATCCTTTATGCAAGGTAATGTAATCATGGAAGGGCGAGGGAGACCTATCCCTTCTCCATCGGCTGCTTTCCATTCTTTCTGGCGTAAAATCACCGCACGAGATGGTCTTACTAATTCGCACATTCTTCAAGAGACAGACTACTATAATACTCTTGTAGCACAGCAATATACCTGTATGAAGACAGACCAGATTAACAATAATCGTCTTATGTTTGAGGGTCTCCAACCTAATAATTCACCTAATAATAATCTTTACTGGACTGATAATGCTCTCTCTCAATGGTTTCATATCGCAAATTCCGCTGGTGTTGCTCCTACTTTAAGTGTTCCATTAGAAACAGCAAAAGCAAATCAAATATCTACAACTATGAAAACTGATTTATTAAATAATGATAAATTTATACCGCTTAATGTTTTAGGTGGTTGTCATCTACAATTAGAGACAGAAGATTACCGAAGAGCATTAGAATTCACTACTGGTGATTTAGGAGTTTTAAATAATAGCAATAACACAAATGGAACTGATGGCTCTACTGGTAGTTATGGTTTATGTCCTGGTCCTATAAATGTTAATACAGATCAAGATTTAACTATTGTACTTGCGGGAACAAGTGTTTTTACTGCTAATAATGTATATGAGGCTTTTGCTGCTGGAACTCCTAATCCTGTTGGTTGGGTTTTAGTAGGGGCGGTTACTGTGGGTGGTGCTATTACCGCCGCTAAATGGTTCTGTACTTCCAACACTGCTGGTGGTATTTGCTACCCAAATTTCAATGATGCTGTTGGAACTAACGGGCAAATTGATGTAAAAGTTGGTGCGGGAACTGTTACAACTCTCTCATTTGGTGCTAATGGTATGAATCTGGGGCTTTTAAGAGTAGGAAGCAAAGATAGTCCTTATTATGTAGATGTAGCAGTTGCGAACCCAACCGAGAGTGGTATTACTGGGGTAGCAGCGTCGCATTATGGTGATGGTAGTGTTAGACAACCATTTAGAGTTGTAAATTGTCAATCAAAAGCATCTGCTAAATTAGGACAATGTCAAACACCTAATGATATGAATCCATTTAGTATTGGTGATATGCTTTATATTAATAAAGCAGATAATACCGCTCAGGAAAATTTAGGTTTAATTACTGGTTTCTCTCGCTCTCAAACATCTACACTAACTAATGGGACTTCCTTGATGCGTGTTTATTTCCAGCCAAATAATGAACCTGTTTCTAATTTATTAAATGATGCTACATACGCCAGTCTTGGTGGTGGTAAAGTGGGTTCAACTGGTTTGGCTGGTAGATCGTATAATTTTACTGCTGGATATAATATATTTGTAAAACAGGCTGATCGTGTTAATGGAACAACTACTGCCTCTTATGCTAATATTACTGATCCTACATATTGTTCTGGATTAAGAACAAGGGCTGGTAGTGTTATTAATTTTAGAATAGAAAATTTAGAATATCATGTTAAACGGGTTATGATGGACGAGAGAGTTGCTGCTTCTGATATGGCGTTAGCACGAGGAAGTGGTTATAAATTAGATTTAGAAAGTGTTACAACTTCTCTCTTTAATTTAACAAATGTTCTCGGTCCTACTTCTCAAATGATCTCTATACCAAATATCACAAGAGGGTTAGGTGTTCTTTCTATTCCTCTTACACAAAATAACCAATTTGAATTAGGTGATAAATCATTAGTTGGTAATCCTACTTCTGCTCCGTTAAATACTGGATTAACTCAAACTGGAATGACTACATATCAGTATGATCTTGGTTCTCAAATAGGTAGAACACCATATAGACCTGTTAAAGTTGAAAAATATTCATTTAAAAATCCATTAATACAAACACAAGCAGTTGCCGAATTAATTAAGGCTAATGAATCCTTCGGATATTCTACATCTTCTTTAGTAGGACTTCCAATGAACTTTGCTATTGGTAGAGCCTTCGCAAGAACTGGTAATTATTTTAACTTAATGGAAAGTGGTAATTTATCACTACTTGCTAACTTTGATAATACCTCGTCTGGTAATAAATTATTCTGTCATTTTATTAAACATTTAAGATCGGTTACTGTTTCATCTACTGGTATCTCTATCGCCAATTAAATTAATTAAAATTAAAAATTATAATAAAAAAATAAAAATTTTATTTTATTATTATAATATAAAATGAATAGACCTCAAGCATTCACCAAGAAAAAAGTGATACTCGCCCCCACTAACCAGCCCTCTGGTAATGTATATAGTAGCACAAACTTTCCACAAATCAATTTTACATTAGGATCGTTTCCTGGATTATTAGATCCAAAAACTTTAAAATTAAATTATACTTTCCAAACTATTAATCCTACTGGTAATGTCCCTGTTACAAACTCACCTGGTAATAATTATCCTGCCACAAACGCCCAGAATGGATTTGCGGTTTCCAACCGAGTTGGGAGTTTAGCAACTGTAGAGCAAATTAATTGTCAAACTTTAAATGGACGCAATATTGAAACTGTATTAAACTTTAACAGATATTTAGCAACTGCTAATCCACAACAGATTAACCAGTTTGATTATTTAAATACTATTCAAGGTCAAGATCCATTATACTCCACTAAATCGGCTGGATCGGCACGACAGAATAATGTTCCTGTTGAAGTTAGTGTTCCTATGAAAACTGGCTTTTTAGGAGGTAATAATGTTATTAATCTATCACAGAAAGGCGTTCATGGTTGTACTATTAATATTCTACTAACACAAAACGCTAACGCTCTCGGTCCTTATGATGTTATTCTTGCTGATGGTAATGGTAATGGCGGTCAAGTATCAACTCCTGTTGCTGCGAGTGCTACTGGTTTCCAATATCAATTATCTAATGTATTTTTAAGTTATGATGTATATGTCCCCAATGATAGTGTTTATAACTCTATGCCTTCATCGGGGCAGATATCTTTCAATACCATTAACTCTATGAATAGCACCCTTATATCATCAGATCAAACTCTAACTATGAGAACTGGATTGAAAAACCTTATCTCTGTTACTCATTCTATGATCCCTGCTGTTTTTACTAATAATATATCTCAAGATAGTTTAGCATTAACTCGTCCTTCAATTAATACAATTGCTTCGGCTTTTGGAACTGGTGTGCCTGTCAATACAGTCCAATACTTTAAAGGTGGTTCTCTCTTTCCCTTCAATAGCGTATTAGATTCTGAATCACAAAGCATAGTAAATCCGCAATCTATGATAATCCAACCCGCTCTTAATAGTGTTACTCTGTTTGAAAACGATCACATGATGCTTTCTCCACAGACAAGTGTATCACTTAATAATGCTTCTGGATTTGCTGGGCTTCAACAAAAAGGCTTAACTCGTAATCAAGTTCCAGACCCTAATAGTGATTTTATATTAGGAACGGCTTTTGATACCGCCCAACAAGGCGTGGATTATTCTATGCAAGATTATGCTGTTAGAATTAACTCTGGGCTTAACGGAGGCACTCCTTATCAATTTTATAGTTTCTTTAGAGCGAGAAATGTTTTAAATTTTAGCCCAATGGGAATTGATGTAATTGAATAAATAATTTAATTATTAAAAATTATAATAAAAAAATAAAATTTTATTTTATTATTATATTATAAAATGAGTAATCTACAAGACTTCGTTTTAGATACTACTGACGACACCGATATGTCTATGTATATACAATCTAATGTGTTAGAACCTATCACAATTACCGATGATATAGCAAAATTTGTTTTGCCTAACGAAGGTATTTTATCACGAGATTCTTATTTTCAATTTGAATTAACTGCTGGTAAAACAGGTGGTATGCTCCCAATAGGATCAGGAATATTTAGTTTAATCAAAAGAGCCGAACTTCGTGTTGGAAGCCAGAGAATATCAGTCCAAGACAATATGGCTATATTTAGAAGTATTACTAAATCGTATGATACTGCCTCTTACAGAAATTCTTATACACGATATTTAAATGGTGTAAATACTGTCATTAGTCCCACAGCCGTAGGAGCAGATGGTGTTACAAGCAGTAATGCTGCTTTTGGCTTTTTACAACCAACTGGTTCTCTTCCTGATCCATTAGATGCTGGTAATGTATTATTACCGTATGAAATGGAGTTATCTACTGATGCTGCTTTAACGCCTTCATGGTCTGTGAAATTAGGAGATCTGTTTCCAGTATTATCTGACGGAGGTTTAGAACTACCATTATTTTTAATTAAAGATCCAGTTGAAATATTACTTACATTTAATAAACAAACAGTAGGTACAGAAACATCTTCACCAAATTCTTATGGTTCTCTTGCCGTATTTACTGGAGCAGATGGTGCGAGAGCAAGTGCTACTTCTACTGCTGCTCTTGTAAAAGACACATGTCTTCTCTTTTCCGATCATTTGTATTATACTGATACCAGAATGTTCCAGATAGAAGAGAGTATGAATGCCTCAAAAGGTATGGCTCTACTCTATACTGATTTAATTAGTGTTAATAACTTCCAACCAAAATTAACTGTTGCAGAGGGCGGAACTCCTGCTGCTGGAACAACTACCCCTAAAAAATTAAACTTCCAAATTCCTGTATCTAATTATTCATTAAAAAATATATTTACCTGCTGGAACTGTATTGACTATACTGGGTTAAATGCTACTGCTGTAAATCCTACTACTGGATTAACAGATGTTAATTTACCACAAATAATTGGTGCTTTCAGTAATAGTTTATACGGTAAATACGGTCTCGTTAATTCGCCTCGTCCATACGATATACAGATAAGAGTAAATGATGAATTACACTTCCCTCAAGACTTAATTAGTAATGCTCTTAAATTTAATGAATGCGAATATGTTTATGGATCTCCTGTAAATCTTGCTTGTGGGCTTTATTCCTTTAATGGATCTAATTCTGGTGTTGCCTCTGATGGTTATCAGTTTAAAGCAAATCTATGTGGTTTCTTCCCTGATAATCCTGTAGATTATAACTTCTGGGGAGGTATTCAATTAGATCGTAATCTAACAGCCTTCCAACACTTTTTAGGAATAAATCTATCTACTGTTTATGGAGACAGCAATCAAGACAGCATATTAGTTAATCAAAAACCAATGGAATTATTAGTAAATTGGTATTACAATAATGATATGAATTGTGATTTACATAACATTACATTCTGTGAAGTTGTTAAGATGTTTAGCATGAAAGACGGTCAAGTGGTTATCCAAGATCATGTTACTCAACTACAAAGACAGTAAAATCTATCTGTTAAAATTATTATTTTATATTTAAAAATAATAATTTTTTCTCTCATCTCATAATTCCAGAATTTATAGTAGGAGTTGCTAAAGCACGAGACATCGTATTAAATGTAGGTTTGGATATTGTTCCTGATGTTTGAAATGTAGATATTGTTGGTTTTGTTGGTATTGGAGTTTTATCGTCTCCGCCTCCCCACCAGTGTAACCCCTCGCCGAGTGCATAA